TGGCTTAGCGGCTGGCTCCTCGCCTTCAGGAGCTGGTTCTGTGACTTTTGCTTCTTGCTCATCGAAAGCCTTGGCTATTGTATCGCGCAGTGACGGTTCGGCGGCAGGAGTCTCGACTGCGGGAGCTTCCACTTCTGGATCAAGGAGGTCAGCTTCGTTCATGATAGTATCATAGCCTTTCGCTAGGGGGAAGTAAATGGGTTTCAGTTATTATTTTCGACGTTCTAGTTGCGCTATTGCACGTGCTACATCTTCTCGACGGACAGCCCCAGAACCGGGTTGGCCGGTAAAGTACGCATCCCGTTGTCTGCGGGCATTATCCCACGTTTGCTTGAAGTCGTCCGCCGTGGTCAGGCCGTTTGCCTTCATATACTCCCGATGTTTCGTGCGGCTATTGATAGGAGTTCCATCAGTAGCAGCAAGGCCATCGTAGCTGCGGTCATTCCAGAGAGCAGCATCAGTAATAGTGCGAATGGGGGGAGCGTAATCGTCAGTAACCTCAACAAAGTCATACGGAGGTTCACGCAATTGAATGAATCTACGCTTTGCCACGATAATCTCCTGCGGCAGTAGCGGCGGCGCGATCCTTCTTGGATCCGCGCTTGGCTTCCTCACGAGCACGCCGCCGCAACGTCTTAGCGGTGTAGTAGTATCCGGTATGCCAATCAGCCACTCTTACCTCCTGTAGGTTTGGGCTTCGCCGCAGCCTGGGCTTTGGCTTGTGCTTGGGATTGTTTGAATTGCTGCTCACCCTGCTTTAACTTCTGGGCGTTCTGTTGCTCTCCCATTTGGAGCTTTTGCTCATTCATCTGCATGCTGGTCGCGGCGGTCTGCTGCGCCACTTGCTGGTCAAGTTGCATTTGAGCCTGCTGACCTTGCATCTCCATACCCATCTTCTGCTGGTCCATCTGCATCTCCATCTGGAGCTTCTGCATCTCAAGTTCCAGTTCCTTCTTCTTGAACTCAAGTTCCATCATCTTCGCCTGCTGATCCAACTGAGCTTCTTGCTGCTTGAAGCCCATCTCAACTTGCATCTTTTGCTGCTCCATCTGAGCCGATTGCTGCTCCATTTGCATTTCCATCTGCATCTTCGCTTCTTCAGGCGACGGCGGTTTCGGCTGCTTCATTTGCTGTTGCATACGGGCGAACGTCTGATCAAGCTCGCCTTCAAAGTTCTTGCCGATCTTGAAGCCCGCCAAGGAGAATTGGAGCAATTGAACGAGGAACGGCCCCATATTCGGGTCTTGCATTGCCGGCATCATTTTTTCCAGATAGGTAGTGATTGCCGTCATGTACTCCAGTCGATCTTGCTTCTCGGCCTGGAAGTCGATGTCCGAGAGGGTGTCCGACTCTACGCGGGCGCGTAGTATGAAGTCCGGCGCCTTGACCAACTGCATCGCCTGTTCGACAAGCTGCTGGTCTTCACCCATAAACTGGACTTGAGCTAGCTTAGCGATTTCCTCGATGCTCATATGCTTCCGCATGAGCTGAGCTTGAAGGTCGAATACTGTGGAAGCATACTCCACTACGTTCTTCTGGCGGTCCTGAATCCGCATCGACGCATACTGCGCCTTGATCTTCTGGGCGCCGAGCGTCTCAGACGCCTTGCTCGTCCCGCGGATGATGTCCGCCATGCCTGTGAGCTCGTAAATCTGCTGCTTGACGTCCTCACGGTTCTTGGACAACTGCTCGAGGGTGAGGACGATCTGATCCAACGGGATCCAATCAATGACGCCCTTGATGCCCCCCTTCTCGGCAAACGCAGCCCACTGGTCGACAGGTACCAGCGTATTCTCTGCCGCGTTATTAAGCAACGCCGGCAACTGCGGCGAAGCCTTGTCGTAGACGCCCGCTACGCGACAGGCCCGAACGAGCAGGCCCATCCGCGTGTTGATCTCGTTCAACTCTCGGTATTGATCCGCGGCGTAGTGGTAGTCGGGAATGGGGATGTACGACCCGTTGCTGACCGTAGCGACCAGGAATTGTGGGCACGGGAAGAATCCGTCAAGTTCCAGGTAGTCGGGCTTCTGGTCAAGCAACTCGTCGTGGTGCTCGCTAAACCAGACGACCTGCTCAGACGTCTTATCCCAGATTTCGTAGATCGTAGCCCGTTGGAAGACCAAATTCTTGGTCTCGACCCGATTGTCGCTCTTCTTGGCCGAATAATCCAGCGGCACCTTTTTACCCAGCTTCGCGCCAAACCGCTTGGTCAGCTCGTCCCGCGTGAGGTAGACCTTGCGAGCGATCCAACGCACCTCTTCCCAGGTACGCGCCGGGGACCAAAGCAAGTCCTCCCAATACACGTACTCGTCCTTGACCTGCTCCCCGACGACCTCGTCATACTCCAGGGCTTCGGCCTCAGGATCAATAGTCAACTGCTCTTCCGTGGGCTCTTCGGTCTTGGTCTGAATCTCGGCGTGGTAGGTATGCCACGACGTAGCCGCACCAGGCACCAGCATATCCTGAACGACCTGCTTCAGGATGTTGTAGGAGCAGAAGTTGCGGCCATTGTGAGACTCCAGCGCCCGCTGGACAATACGACACGCCACCCGACCTACGTCATCTTGCGGGTCTTTGAACTCCCGATTGACTGTAGGTTTGGGAACCTGGTTGAGCAACGCCGTCGCCAGAATATTGACGTTGGCGGTAAATAAATTGAACCGACGCTCCATGCTGACGTCGATGCCCGAAGTCTCCATGCGTTCGGCACGAAACTCCTTGACAATCTTACGGGCGCGACGTTGCCACTTCTCCAACTCCTTCTTGGCAGCGGCGATTTCAGATTGCCAGCGGGAATACTCACCGCCAGGCCCAGCCTCAAGCTCCTTGAGGGAGTCGATTCTGCTTATGCTTTCGCTCACTGTTCTCTCCAAAGCCCTGGGTTGGTACGGCGGTCATTGAATAAATCTTCCAAGTTGAAGGCGTAGGACGCTCCTGCGCGATTCTCTTCCCCAGGAAGGATGATTTTGGGCCTAACCTGCTCGGGCAACTGCGAGAAAATAATGCCCAGATAGCGTACCGCATCGGCTATATGGGACGACCAATCGTGGACAGGGCGATCCCGGTAGCAACCGAGTTTGTCGTCCCACTCTCTGCGGTACGACTTCAGAGCTTCAATGGCGCCGGAACAGAGAGGCAAGTTCCAGTAGATGTAGGGCATGAGCTTACGGGTGGCTGCGATACCATCCCTGAGCTTATGGTCGGGGACAAGTCGGGGGCGATAACCACGCCGGATTGTTTGCTCCACGATACTACGACCTGTCTGAAGGTTTTTCGCTCTGGCGTCGTGGGGAAGATATACGTCTCTGACATCGCGGGACTCCATCTCATCAAGATACACGTCCCAATCTACCTCGTTGTTTGAGTAGACCTCATGGACGAGCACGTTGCCCTTAGATTTCTGAAAGAATACCAACACGGTATCGTCCGTGTAGCCGAGGTCGCATACAACGTCCACGGGGAGGACGGGATCAAGCTCGTTGACGGTGACTCGACCTTCAGACTCTGCCCTCTCCATCTCAATGCCGTAGATCGCACCCTTAAGACTGGCCGTCCACGAACATTCAAACTCTTGCTGGTAGTCGCTGTCGTCCATCTGCGACCGAAGCAGGTCTAGCTCGTCTTGCGGAATAATGCCTGAAGCCGACGCTTTGAGGAGTAGGGAGTATTGTGCGGGATCTTCAAGCGATCTTTTGTAGGCGTCGTAGAAGTGATTTTTTCCTTTGGGGGTGCCGGTGGCGACGAGCCACCCGCCTCTGTCCGAAAGGCATGGGAGAACGACCTGTCCCACAGTACCCGGACGTATCTGAGGGTATTCATCGAGTATCACTCCGTCAAGGTAAATACCCCGCAACGAGTCAGCCTTCTCCGCACCTAGCAAGTAAATCTTGGCTTTATTCTTGAGGGTAACGCGCAACTCCGATTCGTGCACTTGCTCAAGCAGAGGGGCGGCAAATTGCTTGACGTACTCCCAAGCGATCCGCTTGGCCATCTGATAGGTGGGGGCGATGTAAGCTAGTTGCGGCCGCTCCAACTTACATTCTAGCGCCCCAATGATTAGGTCGTTTACTGCAGCGACCGTCTTACCAGCTCGGCGATGACACACCAGCGTGGCAAAACGCGCCCTTCTGTTCT